CTCCACATGTAGGATACTACAAACCATCCGCATGCGCCAATCCATGACAATAACATGTCAATCCAAATCAGTTCGGGTACACCTGACGCCCTCACTGAAATAGCTCCTAATATAATTATACTTGATGCCCATTTAATATACCAGTCAATGGTATTTTTGGGTGTTACTGATTCAAATACTTGATCGTGCGCTTCGGCAATTTCATGTAATTCATCAGTCGTTAGATTGCTGATCTCTTCTTCGCTTAGCGACTTTCTTTCGATGTCTGTATCGCTCATTATCTTCTCTTACTCTTGTATAATCTGCTAAATTGTCTTTGTAATTTTGTTCGAACTGCACATATTCATCCTTTAATATGTCAAGTTCTTCTTCTTTTGTCTTGTAGCTCCATTCGTCTGTATGACCTACACTCCACTTTGGCTCTGTCTCTACATGATAATTCTGTGTACAGACTTTAAAATCAGGTGTTAGTGGTTCGTCAATTGTTAGACTCGAATCTCTCCAAATAATTCGATTGTTTGGCTGAGCGGCAAACTGACCATTCTGCAATCGAATGATGTTGAATGACTTATGCTCAGGATCAAACTCACTAAAGTTCTCGTTGAGGACGTTCTTATCTGCATGGCAATTATCTATTGTAAACAAATATTCGCCTTCATGAAACTGTTTATCTTTACCGAAAAACTTACAACTTGATAGAAGTGGTTTCTGGATAACGGTTATATGATAATCAAAGCAATCCCATAATTGTAAAGTATCGAGCGGCAGATCGTAATCGAGATCTGTCTTCCACACAAATGCAGAGAGTGGTAGCTTATCAAACAAAGCGCCATAATCTGTTAATAACGTTTCAAAGTATAGTGCTTTACCTGTTATTGATTTGACTGATGTCCATACACCTGGCGTAAACTCGCCATGGCCGTATTCAAGATCATAGAGATACTCTTTACGAACCATGACGGGGATTGGTGGTAGATTATGTACTAAAAATGCCATTAGATTTTACAGGCGTCACAATCTTCAGGATTTTTCCAATCACACGCTACACCTTCTTCGACCTCTTCGACAGGCGGATCTCGCTCATCATTCAATTCGCCAGCACCATCATACGTATTATTATAGTACAGCTGCTTACCACCATACTTATAGAACATTAACATATGTTGCATCATTAATGACAATGGGATCTTCTCTTCTTCGTAATGCAATGGGTTATAGGAAGTATTAACAGAAATACCCTGATCAATAAACTTTTGCAGTACTGCCATAATCTGCAAATAACCTTCAGGTGACTTTTGATCCCATAACAAATCATACTTATTTTTTAGTTTATGGATACTTGGTACAACCTGTTTCAATACTCCATCTTTTGATTGTTTGACAGAGATAAGCGAACGTGGTGGTTCAATACCATTTGTACTATTACTAATTTGTGCAGATGTCTCAGCGGGCATTAACGCCATGAGTGTAGAATTACGAATGCCAACCTTCTTGAGTAGACTGCGTAACTCATCCCAATTCATCTTGTAATTAGGCGCTGCCAGTTCGTCTACAGTCTTTTTATAAGTATCGATAGGTAGAATACCATCTGAATACAAAGTTTCGTCTGACTTATCACACGCGTCTCTCTCGGCAGCAAGAACAGCAGATGCTTGAATCAGATAGAATGACCATGCTTCTGCATATTCGTGGATCAAATCTAGATTTGGATTCTGATAGTTTGTATCATTCTTTGCTAACCAATATGCAAAGTTAATAATACCAACACCAAGTGGCCGTCGGTTTGCAGTACCAACCTCAGCTGCTTTAACAGGATAGTCTTGATATGTCAATAATGCATCTAGAGCGCGTACAGCAAGTTCACACGGCATAGCAAAGTCTGATGGCTTTTTAATATTACCCCAGTTAATAGCGGCGAGTGTACATAGACTGATCTCACCATTCTCGTCATGTAGATCACTGAGTGGTGTAGTAGGTAGATTAATTTCGCAACAAAGATTCGACTGACGAATCGGCGCGAGCTCTTTCTTAAATGCGCCATGGTCATTAGCGTTATCAACATTCATCAAGTAGATACGCCCAGTATCCTTTCGCTCTTGCATAAACATAGCAAAAAGATCGCGAGCAGGAATAGTCTTCTTCATGATCGAAGTTTTGCGCTCATATTTTTCATACAGCCCACGAAATTTATCAACGTCTACAAAGAATGCCTCGTATAAATCAGGACATTCATGAGGAGAGAACAATGTAATATTCTCACCTTTTACAAGACGTTCATACATGACTTGATTAAACTGTACGCCATAATCCATATGACGAACACGATTTTCTTCTGTGCCTTTGTTGTTTTTCAGTACGAGTAGATCTTCTACTTCGAGATGCCAGATCGGATAATAGACCGTAGCTGCCCCGCCCCTAACACCGCCCTGTGAACAACTTTTAACAGCGCTTTGAAAATACTTAAGAAAGGGGATAATACCAGTATGACTAGTATCACCATTGCGCACAGCAGAACCCAAAGCACGGATACGACCGGCACCGATGCCGATTCCAGCTTTTTGAGAAACGTATTTAACCACGGAAGATGCAGTTGCATTGAGAGAGTCCAGTGAATCATCAGTCTCGATAAGTACGCAAGACGAGAACTGTCGTTGAGGCGTTCGTACTCCCGCCATAATTGGTGTAGGCAAACTAATATCAAAATTAGAGAGTGCGTTATAAAGTTTTACAACCCAGTCAAGCCTATCTTTTTCATAAGCATGAAACAACGTCATAGCAATACACATCATCGCCATTTGAGGTGTTTCATAGATCTCGCCAGTAACCCGCGACTTCATCAAATACTTACCGCGCATTTGTTCCATTGCAGCGTAGGTTAGAGAAAAGTCACGTGTATGATCGATTTTCGTGTCGAGATACAACATATCTTCTCGACTATATGAATTCATCAATACGCCATCATAACGACCAAACGAAATTTGTTCAATGATGTGTTCTACAAGCGATGGTGGTTTAAATTGACCATAAACTTCTTTACGTAGACCATAGTTGATTAGACGGCCTGCTACGTATTGATAGTTTGGTGTTTCTTCACTAATAAGATCAGCAGCTGCCTTGATTAGTGTCTCTTGTACGTCGATTGTCTTGATGTTATTATAAAACTGAATATGAGTTTTAATCTCAAGATCAGATACAGATACTCCGTTAAGTCCTTCGCATGCAAATGATGCTACTCGGTGGAACTTCTCAAGGTCTAATGCTTCCTTTTCACCGTTTCTCTTTGTTACAAAAATTTCCACTTAGATTACTCCGCGTTCATGCAGTTTTTGACGATTAGCTAGATGCTGTTCTTTGATGTCTTCCTTACTTAAACCAAAGTAAGGCACTGCATGATTTTCGCGGATCATTATATCTCCTAAAAACATAGTGCTATCAGTTTCTGCATCATATACTTCAAACTTACCAAGGATACGACCGAATTTACCTTTCGCATCATCTCCTGGTTTTTCTGTGCAAAGAGTTTGTTTAGACCCTTCGGGTAATATTTTCTTTACAAATTCTTTTGCGAGTAGACCAAATTGTTTCTCTATTTTATCACGTGTTCGAGATTCTGGTGTATCAATCCCATGAATTCGTACACGTTCGCCGTGTTGCCAAATACCAAAACCAAGATCAATATCTACGTCGACTGTGTCGCCATCGACAACGCGTTGTATTACACAATTATATCTAAACATGGTCTTCCTCTTCTGTTGTAATTGTAGGAACGGCATAAACTACATCAAGACCATAATCTTTTTTAAGAACTTCTACGAGTTTATCGATACCATCACTTGCTCCTTGTATAAAGCCATTGTGATATCCGCGAAGATTGCCTACAGTTGTTCCCACAGTATATGAAATCCACATACAGGCTACTGTAACTAAAACAACTGGATCAATTTCCATCTTTAAATGCGCCCCATTTTTGAACGTAATTTTCTGCTAAATCTTGTGCATAATATTCATTATGGTTTTCAAGCAATTCGGTACATCTTAGCACCCATTTGCCATAACCCCAAGCTTTTGACTCTTTCTCGTACATACGTACACCGAAGTGATACTTATCTTTAAATACTTCAGCCTTTCTATCATCGGTTTTACTATAATAAGTGGAAAGTAAGGTTGTATTCATATTCTCTTCCATGCTGTAAAAAGTACTTTTGCTTCAAGTCCAGAAGATATATTATACTGCAAAGTGTCGTCAATGTTAACTACTTCTTTATTCAGTATCATATCATTCACATCTTTTGATTTGATTTGTTCTGGCCATATGACCACCTTGTAACCTTTATCTATAATCTTCTCGATCTTAGCGCAGGTTTCAGCTGAACGTGGTTCGTTATCATAAACAAACACCGATTGATCATTGACTAGATCCCAATCAATTGATCCACCAGCCATCGCCAGTGAGTTATTGACAAACATTGAATCGATCGGACCTTCGAGTATGAAGTGTGTTTTTGATCGATCGCAACTATCGAGACCAAATACCTTCGGCCTCTTAGTATCTATCATGATCGTAATATACCGTATACCATCTTTACGAAATGATCGTCCTTGAAATCCGAAGAGGTTTTTCTCTTCATCGAGAAACGGTATAATGAGACGTGGTTCTTCGTTATCTAGCTTATCAAATTTATTTGGTATTACTGTATTAACAAACTGCTTGAAACGAGGAGCATAGAACAACTTACTATGACTGGTAGTTGGAATTTGTCTCTTGTTTATATATGCCTTGGCGGGATG